TGAACTCTACGTTGGTAGGATGAGAATGATGTTTGCTCCTCTTGGGGTACAGAAGGTTGATAGTTGGGTAATAAATCACCCTGATTTTATTCAGCAAAAAGATAAATTCTTAGTGAGAGAGGTATAATATGCGAAAGCTTGGTGTTCATGGAAAGAATAATCCTACTAAACGTACTAAAAATATAGTGCCGAGTAATTTTCTGATTGGTGGTTTTATTATCCAATCTGAAAGAAAATATGACAAGGCATTCGAAATTTCAGATATGTCTATATTCCGTGAAATCTTTGGTAATCCGATTAATAGTGCATGGTATGGATATGATACGTTAAATGGATTTTTCCAGAATATAGCTGGCATACCCGGTAAGTTATGGGTTAAATCTTATGTTGGCAATACTGGTAGTGCAATAGATGCTGTTGTTGCCAGTAAAACAATTAATGATACTACTAACCCTACAATAAAGGGAGAAGCGGCATATAAGGGTAATCTTGAGTATGGTATAAGTGGTAACAGGACCGGTTATACGATAACTAATGGATTCAGATTCAGTACTGCTCTTGATGGGGCTACTGGAGCAAGTGATGAATTTATCATACTTGATAGTGTCATAGGAATTAAGATCGGTGATGTTATTAAGATAGTAGATAGTACACCGATTTATCGTAAGGTAACTGGAATTGATGAAAATCTTCGTAAGGTATCATTTACTGGAGCAGTGGGAAGTATTGTTGCTGATAATACCGTAGTTGGTGTAATGGGTTTAAGGCTTCGTACATGGAGAAAAGATATCAATGGTATGGTGAAAGAGGTTGAGGAGGAATTAGGTCGTATTTATGTTACTCTTGAACCTGAAGTAACTGACTATTATATTAATGTAGTTCATTCTAATAACAAATGGATAAAATGGACTGATCTTGCGTCTGCTACATCTGGTGTTCAGAATACTTATCCTGCAGATGTAACTACTGTAACATATCTTGAAAATGGTACTGATGGTACAGTAGCTTCTGATACTACCTTAGTATACAGAAATTTTACTGCATTTGATGGTAAGCCCGTAAGATTTTTGGGATGTCCTGAAACAGTATCATCCGTAATTAATAAATATGGTGAAACTTACTGTAAAGGAAGATGGGATAATCCTAAATGGTTGTATAACATACCTGAAAATCTTACAAAAGCACAACTTATTACTACAGGTCATTCTTATCAGAGATCAGATGATGTACTTGGTGTAATATGTGCTAACTGGTTAGGTATTAGTGATATTTATGCTACTGGATCAGGTGTAGATCGTCATGTACCTAATATAGGTTTTGTAATGGGAGCATGGATGCGTAGTATTTATAATAATGGCATTCATTTCATCCCTGCAGTACGAAATATTCCGTTATACGGAGTTAATTCTGTAATAGGAGATCAGCTTGTTGACGATCAGGACCGTACCGATGTTGCAGATGCAGGAATAAATATGATTCAGGAAGTTGAAGGTTATGGAGTGATCATTCGCAATTTCTTTACTCCATCGACTGATTTAGCATTCCTTTTTGCTAATGGTATTCTTATGAGGGAATTTATAAAAATTTCTTCGGTTGATTCGTTACAGGATAGTGAAAACACCCCTAATAGTATGGCGAGGGTAAGACAGGACGCTAATGCTATCTATCTTTTTATGTTGAATCTTTGGGATAAGGGTTCTACAGGGAATGTTTCTGAAGGTGAAACATTCGGTATTAGTGAAAATGAGGATGGATCAACAACATCTTTTGAAGATCATGTCGAGGTAAAAGCTGACATAATTAATAATCCTCAATCACAGTTAAATGCTGGTGAACGTAATATAGATGTTGCGTTTACGTATCCTTCACCTGCAGGAAGTATTGAGATCGGTGTTGGTATTTTACTGAGATAATTAACTTAAGTCGGAGGGTATTAATATGCAGAAAGGTTCGATGGCTGAAAAGAAGAAAGTTTATTTTGATAGAGAAGAAATTCGTGGGCTTGTCTCCGTAAGTGAGATTGTTCTTGAGAAAGGAATGATAGAAGTACCCGAATTTCATAGAATAAGGCAGTTACAGAATGGAGTTACTAAAGTACCTGCTATTGATCTTGTTTATAGGATTGATAGAAATTCTCCTACTTATAAGTTCTGGAAGGATTTTTATTTCAATGATGAAGATCATGATGGAGTTATTTCTAGAACAGATGCCCATGGTGTAGAATTTGGGCAGACTTTATTACCCGGATGTGAATGTGTAAAATATACGGAACCTCCGTATGAAGCAGCAAATCCTACTTTTGCACAAATTAGTGTTAGGATTATTCCTTGGGATATAATTCCTTTAAATTAAAGTGAGGGAGTCATGAAATTACCAATTCCTATTATTAGGGATGGCAAAGTTTACAATGAGATTAATATTATTCGTCCAAAGAGTGGTGTAATCGCTGATACTCGTAGGTTAGTCGACGAAGGTGATAATTACATAGCAATAGCTACTTTTATTGCCGGATGTACTGAGTCAATTATTTCTTCTGATGGTGTAGAAATAACTGATAAATCAATAATTAGAAATTTAGTACGTCATTTACCATTCCGATCTGCAGAATTAATAGCAATCAATATCATTTTACTTGTGGACCCTGATGATGGGATAGAGGGAATCTACACATGTCCTAGATGCGGTAATAAAATTATTTCTGGTGTCATAGAAAGTAATGGTGAGATAGAAATTGATACCAGAGATTTTATTAAGGCTCTTCCTATTAAATATATGGAAGGTCATAATAATGAAATTGTTATTGATTTCGACGAACCTATTGTTGTAGGAAATAAAGACAATCCACTCGATGTCGTCAACAGTGTTGGTATTAATTATCCTACATTAATTCAATGTTCTAATGCATATAAGAAATTCGGAGGTCATGATCAATTAAGATTACAATTTGCTATTTATGTTGAAGCCATTACTAAAGTTAATGGTAATGAGGTTGATAATAGATGGAAAAATATGATCGGTATGCCGATGTTTGAAACTATAAGCAATCCTGATGATGTGAAGAAGATCGGAATTGCTATGAATGAATACGGAATAAAACCTGTTGTAAAGAAGACATGTACAAAATGTGGGAAGGTATGGGAGGTAAACGTAAGTACCTCAAATTTTTTCGTTTCTGGACTCCAGCAATAGTACCTGATTTTAATGGTAATGGTATCTTTTGGTTAATACCGGCAATACAATTTATTGATTACGATTATAAGAATTTAATTAGTGATACAATAGATATGATATTGCTGACACAAGGTGGATTATCATTAAAAGATTGCTTGGAGGCTGATATTAATATTTACAAGATGTTAGTTAGTGAAATTAATGCCCGTAAGCCTAAAAAAGAGGATGATAATATAGATGGATGATGTTGCATTTACATTTGATACACTACCTTTTTCTAATGGTGTAGAAAAAATTACTAAATTAATGCAAGGATTTGGTAATGTTGTAGGTGCTGTAGCTAATAAAGCTAGTGGATTATTATCTGCCCTCATGCAGGGAGCGGGAGAATCTGTAGCAAAGGGAATAAATAAAATAATAAATTCTAGGGAGGTAAAACAAGCTAGGGAAGCTTTAAAAGGTGGTGGTGGAGGTATGACCACCATGATGATGGCTAAGGGTATGATCTTAGCAAATGTTGTCATGGGATTAGTAAAGAAAGTATTTAATACAATAAAGCAGAATTTACCCGAATTATCAAGGACTATGAGTATTGCTGGCGATATTTTTACTAGGAATTTTCTTTGGCCATTACGTAAGGAGTTAATGCCATATTTACAGAAAATTCTGGATTGGACCAGAGATCATAGGGCTACATTTGTAAAATGGGGAGGAATGCTGGTTAATGTCTTTCGTATAATAAAGGAAACTGTGATTGGTCTTATTAATATGGGTAAGGCTTTATCTGGTGAATTTCTTAAAGTATGGCAGGGAGTATTTGGTAAGACATCTAAATCACTAAGTGATTTCTTATATATTTTAATGTTTAAGATTCAGGGAACAATTATTTTCATACAGGCACTTGTAATGCCACTTATTGAATCTATAGGACGTGCAATAGGTTTTATTGCTGTTGGTGTAAAAGGTCTTATAGATGGAATTATACAGGGAGCTGGAGAGATAGTACAACCTTTAAGTGAAATTATACAGATGCTTTCACAATTCATTAATGAATTAGTAGGTGGTGAAGCAGAAGCACAAGGATTTTATAGGACTATGAAAATAGTTGGTGATTTCATAGGTACTACATTAGTTGCTGCATTTGATTTATTAGCTGCTTCGATAAGGACCATAATAGACTTAGTAAGAATTGCTATTAGTGCTTTTAAAATTATGTTTTCTAGTGATATAGGTACTAAAATTAAGGAAATGGAGAAAATAAAAAGTACTGCATCTGGTTGGATGGGGTACATGGGTAAAAAGGGTGGTGATATAGTTAATCGTTATAAGGGATTTGCTGATAGAACTTTTGGTGATAGAGAAGATATGCGATCGCCAAAGAAAGCAGTACCTATGACTAGTGTTGTAGATAATAGTAGAAGTATGAAGCAGGAAACTAAAGTAAATATCCAATCTGTTGTAGTTCAGACTACTAGTGATGATCCACGTGGACATGGTAAATTAGCTGCAGATGCTATTGGTAATAATCTCTCTGATATTATAAAAAGAGATATGCAGTTAATGCAGAATTGGAGGTAGTAACTAATGGCTGTTAGTCTTAGTGTATCAAAATATGGATTTAATGTACCATGGTTCATATTTGATATATATAATAAGCAGTTAATAACGTCACCCGTTATTCCTTCAGATATATCAGATAAAAAAGATATAGTTCTTACAGAAGCACCAGTACCCGGATTAAATTATATGCCTATACAAAATGCCGGTGGTGGTAATAGAAAGATTTCATTTACTTTACCACTTATAAAACGTAATAATACTATTGGTAATGTATTAATATTAAAACAGTTCGATCAATTAAGAAATCAGGGAGTTGGATTAACTAGTTTAGTGTCTGCGGGCCAATTTACTCCTAATCCTAAAGTATTATATTATTGGGGTGTTGGTTCAGTACCTCTTGAGTATTATGTAAAGAAATGTGATCCTACTCATAAACAAGGATGGGTAAATGCGATCGGATATCCTCAATATTCAGAGATAGAATTTGAATTATGGCTTGATGAAAATAGTCTTTTATATAAAGCCGAAGAAATGTTTAGAAAAGCATCTGCTCTTGCTGGTATGGCTATTAATTTAGCTGATATGGCTGGGGTGGGTTCTAATAATGCAAGGACTTATTAATGAGATATATTGGTGTATCAAATATTGTTTTTGAATATGAAAACAACAGATTTGTTGAAGTAAAAGATATGTATGATATACCTGAATATGAAATTAGTATTGATACTGCTATAACAAAAAATTCTATGTTAGATGAGATAGCATCACGTGATAATGTTTATGGTGAAGAAGCAGAATATTTATCATATAAGTTATTTGAATCTAATATAGTACAGATTGTTGATTACAATTTTACATTAGATGGATTATCGAGATTAAAGATACCTACATGATAGGACTTGATAATAGAGACGGTTCATTTTTTAGTGTCGTTCCAGAGGGAATTGGCGAGGTAAAACGTACCAATTTCCCTAAAAGTTTATTATCTGACTTAAATCAGAGGGTAGAATCTTTTGAAATTAATGAAGAAATGGGTAAATTAGCATCTGGTTCTATAACTTTTACAGATGATGATGAACATAACATATCTTTTTTATTAAAGATGGGTACTAGGGTTAAGATATCATGGGGTTATAAAAAATGGGATACATCGGTATCTGGTATTGTAGGACAAACTAAGGGAGATATGATGATTGCTGGCCTTCCTGTTCGTGTTATGTATGGGATGGTTAGATCACCTAATGGAAGTAGTGGTGCTGATGGTCATACTACATATTCATGTGAATTTTTTCAGACATTTCCTTATTATGGGGCTAACGGTCAAAAGATAAGAAGATATCAGACTAAAATGAATAAAGGTCTTGTAGTTAAGACTGCTATGCAAGATTTAGGTATTGATATTACTAATCAAGTCATTGCATTTCGTCGACAGAATGAATTTACAGAAGTTGGTGGATGTTTACAGGATTATGAAACTCCATTTAAATTTCTTGTTAGATTATCCATGGAATGGAGAGCAATATTCCGTGTTGCATTTACGACAGCAGGTATGCCAATTGGAATATTTATTGATCCGGGTACAGAAATTCCTGC